CATAGCGCACACCCATGATGCCGACAATGATCGCCAGAGCCTCAGCGATCTTATCGATATTGTCGGCGAGGAGTTGGATGCCGCTCGTCAAAGCGCCCGTCGCACCGTTCGCGGATGCAGACGAGCCGACATACTCTATCAGGCGGTTATTGAGCGCATTAAACGCGCCTTCCAGTGTCAGCGCCGCTTTCGATGCCTGGCTATCCAGTTGCTCCGCACCGGCCAAAATCGACTGGAAAAATTCCTGCGACGTAACCTTCCCGTCCACCACCGCAGCCCGCAACTTGGCGACTGAGCCGCCGAACCGATCGGATGCAGCTGCCACCTGGAGCAGAGGGCGCAGGCCACCTTCGTTGATCTGGTTGAATTCTTCCGCACGCACGATACCGGATGAAAGCGCCTGCGTCAGACCAAGGATGGCGCCCTGTGCCTGCCCCGTGCTTGTGCCGGTGATCTTCAGCGCCTGCGAGGTGGCCTCGGTGATCTGCAAGAGATTGTTCGTGGTAGCACCAAGGTCTTTCTGAGCCTGCGATGCTTTTCCGAACAATTCCGCCAGCGAGTTGACTTCGACGCCATACTTGCCGCCAAGGTCGAGAAGCCGAGCCTGAACCTCGGCTAGGCCATCCCCCTCAAGACCCGCCACTTTGAGCGCATTCTGAAGCCGGGTGTAGCTATCGATCAGCCCGACCACCTGCCGCGCGCTGAACGCCGCCGCGAACGGGCCGGCCAGACCCCGCAGGCTTGAGCCGATCTGAGAGGATGACGCCTTGATCTGATTTTCCAGACGAACAACAGCCTTGCCCTGGCTGTCCAGTTGGTTGTTCACCCGACGCGTGGTTGTTTCAACGTCAACGCGGAACTTTGCAATATCAGCGCGAAGCTGCAAAATTACGGGATCGATCTCGTCGGACATTGCGGCAGGCTATCCGCCCGCGCTATGAGCCATTACCGCTTTTGGGAGGGTGCCGTGCTTCAGATCATCGGTTGGCTTATGTGCTTTTGCCTTGTCATCAAGGGCTTAGAAATCAGCGCCAGCAACAATTTCCGCGATCAGGACGGGAGATCTAAGGAATTTGCACCGCTCATCGCGGCTCTGGCATTTCTCGGGGCCATCGGGTTCGGATTATGGCTTCACGCACAAGGAGCGTCATTTCCGCCGTCACCAAATCTAGGTGCGGCCATGACAGAGACATGCGAAGAAACGCGGTCCTGCTGAAACCTCACTGCATCATCTTGTGCGCCTCCACGAACCTGCGCAACCGTTCAGGATCACCGGGAGGGCGATCACCCCCTTCTTGATGAGCCTCATTGTGGCATTCAAGCGCCTCGAAATATCCGCTTAGAGACAGGCGCTCCCAATCAAGATGCATCCCCCCGCAGTTGGCGATCAACTGGCCTTTTCGGAGGGGTTGAGGCTTTCGTCGTCCGCTGTTTCCGGACTTTTTTTTAGCGTGATGCCGACAATGGCCGCGTGCAGGATAGACCACGCGACATGAAGACCCTCGGTAAGTGGGCGGTGCGGGAATGTGTACGTGTCTACCAACTCGCGGGCTCGATTTGGCCCTACTTCGATTTGCTCACCGCCGACCAGACCGGAATTTCCGCCGATAAGTCCAAGCCGAATAGCCTCACGGATTTCCGTGACCATGGCCGTGCCGCCGCCGAGATAGACGGGAGCGGTGCCATTCATGCCAAGGCCCGCCTCCATCGCGTCGTACATGGCGAAAATGGACTTGTTGCCGCACTTGCGCTCAAGCTCAATTACATGCGGCAGGGCCAACCAGAAGTGATAGCGCCCATCGCCAAAATCGAGGTCAATCGCGGTATCCGGCATTACAGCGTAACGCCCGGCGCCTGGATATCGACATTGAGCACAGTGGTGGAAGCGGCGATGCCGATCAACACCACGTTCTCACCCGAACCTACGTCCGCAAGCGGGCAGATGCCGCCAGGAGTATCGGAGAGGTAGTAAGCCGTGCCAGCGGTCAGGGTAGCACCGATGGTGATCGGCCCCTTGAGAAGCACTGATACAGGCTGTCCAGACGATGCCCCGTTGAGAGAGATGCCTTCAGGCACAAGCGCCTCGCCGGTACCGTTGGCGTCAGCGAGCTTCCACGTCTTAGTGGTGTTGTCGAGATAGACCGGCTTGCCAGCCGTGAGCGTGGCGCCGGAAATGCCAGTCGTGGTCTGCGCGCCAGCACCGGCGAGAACGCTGGCGGCGGTGATGGAAAGATCAGCCATGTTTCAATGCCCCTCGGTTATGCCGCAGCCCAAGTCAGATCGTCCTCGCCCTCGATCGTGATATCCGTCGAGCCGGGGCTTTCCTGCGTGTACGCCTGGTTGCGCGTGGTCAGGATGCCGGTGCCGGAATAGGTCCCCATCAACTCGCCACCGTCGGTCCCGTCGTCCTTATAGAGTTCGACGTTGTAGACGCTGCGCACCCCCCAAACGTCTGCGAAATCGCTGTCGATATCGATGTTGTCCGAACCACTGCCGGTGATCGACCACGAGGAGCCGGTGACGCGCAGTTTGCGCTTGCCGGCGCGGTTGGGCTTGGCGCAGTCACGGCGATAGCTTTCGCTGGTCTGCACGCTGCGGTTGATGTTGACATTCTCGATGCCGCAAAGCAGCGTCTGCACGACCGGAGGGCCGGCTGCGGTCTGGATATAGATCAGCGCGAAGTCGGCAGAGTTCGGAAGGGACACGGCAAAATCTCCAGCGTGGTTTGCGGGAGGGTACTTGCCGTCAGTCCTCGGTTTTACCGCCGTCGATTGAATGGAAACGAGCCCGCGCGCGGTCTGCGCTCCAGTCGGACAGGTCTGGCGCCGCCGCTTCGATGATCAGGCAGCGCATAGCGTGGGCCGCTTCTTCGTCACCATCTCGCTAAGCCTGTCGGCTGCCTCCGCGATGTCGTCCGGATCGATTGCCTCGGCACGCATCATCTGCATCAGGAATGCCCGCAATAGGCGCTCGGCAAGGGGCATGTCCATCAAGGACAGCCTATCACCCTTGGTAGGCTATCGCAATCACGCTAACAATCCCGTGCCATGCATCCGCCTCGGCCCCATCTCGCATCAGCCTGGACGAACGCGCGGCGAACTTATAACGGCGTCCGGCTACCTCGAAAGCGTGGTTATGAATCGCCTCCACGACTGCGCTGTTGAGCCGCCCGCAGTGATCCCGCGCCGTCTCGATCATCGTGCCGCTGCCGTTATAGCGCGGCTTGGCAAAGCTGTGCAGGAGGAACGTCACTTCCGATCGCGCGGTGCATCCTCGCCCCTGTGGGATCGCCTGAGTTCCATCAAGGCGCACGAAAGGCCAATCGGGCGCTTCGGTGACGGGATCAATCGACGACGGCGCAACAATCGCGGCAAGCGGTGCATCGGCTTTCAGGGATATGACCGCGGCGCGCTCGACGAGCCTGAGAAGATCATTCGCCATCGTCCTTGGCCTTTTCCTTGAGAACGCCTGCCTTCTGAGCGGCAGTAGCGACTTCGTTAGTCACTTGCATCTCAAGGCCGGCGGGGTAGACGGCGACGCGATTGCCTTTGAGCGAGTGGCGATATGCCTTGGCGAAAATGACGGTCTGCATTAACCTTTCTCCGGCGATCTGGAGCGCTTCACCACACGGTTGACGGCGCGTTTCACAAGCTGCTCAACTTCTTTGCGCTTGGCGTCGCGGGCGGTTGACATAAAGGGGCGCGCCTCCGTTTTAGAATCTCCATACTCGACCAGCACCGGACCAAATTTGTCCATCCTAGGCCCAGCTTTTCGGGACGGCGCGAATGTGCGCGATGTTCTGCCCGCTTTGCGCTCACTGCCAAATTCCAGCGGGGCGCTGTACGATGCGTTGCTGCTAACCTCTACCACCAATGGTGCGACTTGGGTTGTTTCGATATTGCCAGCGAGATGGCCGGTATCTTGATTGGGGTACTCTCCGGGGGCTGACGGCACGTGCTTCGCTCCGCTCACACTGCCGGCGCTAATACCAATTTGCGCCTCGACCTGTATCCTCTCGCCAGCTTTGAACAGCGCCGCGCCAACCTCCCTGACCATCTCAGGCCCGCTCAACTTCTTAAGCCGCGCGATGTGTGCCTTGGCACCAATGATGCCACTTTTAGCCACGTCGCCCGCGCCCCACCCATCCGGCCGCGACAGGATCGCGGTCGATCAGTTCCACGCTCCACACACCGATATGCGGCCCGTCCAGTACCTCAATCCGCGCTTCGGTGTTAAGCGAGCCATCAAGCGTGGATGCCAGGACGATAAAGCGCATCATGGTATCCACGAATCCTTCGGCCTCCCGCATCGCCTGAGTGGCGCTGTCAATCTGGACCTGACATGTGCGATGATTGACGCCGCCCGGCGTGACGATGCTCCCGCCAGCGTCATAGACTGGATCTACTTGCTCGATCGTGCGCGCGCTAAAGAAAGGCCCGTCGAACACCTGCGAGAATGCCAGCCCGATCTCTCCGAAGGCGTCGGCAAGGCTCACAGGAGGTCATCTCCGTAGCCGATCA